CTATCTTTATGGATTGTGATATGTTATCTCGTGCTGATATATCATTATTATGGCGACAAAGAACTACAAAGTATGCTGTTCAATGTGTACAACATGATTATACACCTAATAGTACAATTAAGTTTTTAAATCAACCACAAACTCCGTATCCTAAAAAGAACTGGTCAAGTATGATGATTTATAATAACGCTTTATGTAGAGAACTCACACCTGATTATGTAAACAGCGCAACTGGATTACAACTACATCAATTTAAATGGTTAGAAAGTGAAGAAT